TGAAAACAAATATCAACGAGCGTCAAGCTGTTGCCGAGAGTGCTGCTGCTGCGTTGGGTCGTAAAACTGACGAAATTATCACAACAGCTTTAGATGCTGGTGCTAACTCAACTCAGTTGCATGACACTTCATCTGCCGTTGAAAAAGCAGACCTATTGTCAACTTTTGAAACATTTGGTTCAGCTGACATTCCAGAAGACGGACAGCGTTATATCGCAATGTCTCCTGCTGGGTTTGCTGATTTGTTTGCTATAAACGAATTTGCTTCAAGTGACTTTGTTGGTGATCAAAACTTACCTTTTGCTGGCGGCATGACAATGAAAGAGTTCTTGGGCTTCAAGATCTTTTCAACATCTGCTGTAGCAGGAGGTAAGAACTTTGCTTACCATACAAGTGCTATGGGTATTGGCATTAACTCAGATGTTTCAACTGAGGTAAACTATGTACCTATGAAAGTTGCACACTTAGCAACATCAATGATGTCAATGGGTGCTGTTGCGATTGATGCAAACGGTATCTATGAGCTTCTTGATAATAACTAATAGGAGTGGGGGCTTCGGCCCCCATACTTTTATATGGCACTAAGTACACCTGCAAATAGTCCAATTGATATATGTAGTAGAGCTTTAATTTTAATTGGTGCAGAGCCAATTACTTCTTTTGAAGATGATACATCAGAGGCTCTTATTGCAGGAAATATGTATGAGGATATTGCTCGTACAAATTTAACATCTACAAGGTGGCGGTTTGCAACTAATCAATCTGTTTTAAATAGATTAACTGATGCTCCAACTGGTAGATTTAATTCTGCATATCAATTGCCAGATCATCTTTTTATACATGCAATAACTGTAAATGACTTTGCAATAGAGTATAATATCTATGGTGATAAAGCATTTTGTGATGCTTCTGAAAGCGATACTCTTATTGCAGATTTTACATTCAGAGCTAACGAGGTAGGTTGGCCTTCATATTTTTCTGTTTGTGTTGAGTATGCAATGGCTGTTGTATTTGCAACTGCGCTCATACGCGATGCTTCTTTATCTTCATTAATGCAAAGTCAATATGTTCAATTGCTTGCAAAAGCCAGATCAACTGATTCACAACAACAGACAACAAGAAAAATAACAACATCGAGGTTCATTACCAACAGGCGAAGCTAAATGCAAAAAGCAAGAATACCGATTACAAATTTCCAGTATGGTGAAATTAGTCCGTCTTTGGTTTCAAGGACGGATTCTCCTATTTATAACTCTTCTGCACAATCGGTAAAAAACTTTTTTATAAGAACAGAGGGTGGCGTAGCTAAACGTGGTGGCTTTCAAGCATTGCATGACTTTACAGCAATTACAGAAAATACTGCAATACGTCAGCAAGTAAGACTTATACCATTTATATTTTCAGATGATGAACAATATATTATTGCTTTCTCAAATCAAAAATGTGAAATCTTTTTTATAAATCCAGTTACCGGTGCGCTTTCATTAGCTACTACTCTTACACAAGATATTGATGGAAATGCATTGCAGTGGGATCATGCTTATCTCCATGAAATGACATATGCTCAAGGTGGTGATATTCTTTTTGTTTGCCACAATACTTTTATGTGTCAGCAAATAATAAGAACTGGATTAAATAGTTTTCAAGTAGAGCAGTTTAATTTTCAACTGCAAGCAGGAGGGGCAAAGATTTTTCAGCCCTATTATCATTTTCATCCTACTGGTGTTACGCTTGATCCTTCTGCAAGTACTGGGAACTCTATTACAATTACTACAAGTGCACCGTACTTTGACACAACTGGAAAGCATGTTGGTATTTCTTTGTTGTATCATGGTTCTGAAATATTTATTACCTCTGTTCAGTCAAGTACCCAAGCAACTGCTCGAGTTGTTAGTGAGCTATTTGTTGAGCTTGATCCAAGTGCAATACGAACAACTGATGGATCAAGCAATCTTGAGATTACTCATATTAATCATGGTATGGTATCAGGCGACTCAATTACAATAAGAAATGCAACAGCTGTTGGCGGTATTACTCAAGGTAATATTAATGGCACAAGATCAATAACAAATGTAATTGATGAAAATAGATATATAGTTTCTGCAGGTGGATCTGCAAATACATCAGAAGATGGTGGTGGTTTTATTCAGATTGTTACTCACGCTCCAACAACAGAATGGATGGAGCAGTCATATTCTGAGTTACGTGGGTATCCTGCTGCTGTTGGCTTTCATGAAAATAGACTATGGTTTGGTGGTACACTTTCGCAACCTGATACAGTTTGGGCAAGTAAGTCTGGATTGTTTTATAACTTTGATATTGGTGATGGGTCTGATGATGATTCCCTAGAAATAGTTATGAGTATTGGTGAAGTAGCTACAATACGCCATTTTGTTTCTAATAGAGATATACATATTTTTACTGCAGGTTCAGAGTTTTTTATTCCAACATTTGAAAATCAACCAATCACGCCAACTAACGCAAGGGTAAAAAGACAAACATCTTTTGGCTCTACATTTGTAAGGCCGCAACCTTTTTATGGTGCAACAATCTTTGGTCAGATTGGCGGCAAGATGATACGTCAGTTTGTATTCGATGATAGTGAGCAAGCTTATAAGGCTGATCCTATTTCATTGCTTTCTTCTCATTTAATAAGCGATCCTGTTCAAATGTGTGTGATTAGTGGCGCAGTAAACACAGCTGAGTCATTTGTTTTTGTGCAAAACTTTACTGGTGAGATTGCAGTATATAACTTGAACAGAGTTGAAGGTGTTGCAGGATGGACAAGGTTTGAAACAAATGGTTCTTTTCATTCTGTTACTGCTATTGGTAACAGGGTTTTTGCTATCATTAAGACCAATCTTGGATCAGGTACAAACAGTTTTGTATTATCTGAGTTAAATCAAAATGTGAGTTTAGATTTAGGTAATTTATATACTGGAACCGCAGGAGTGTTTACAGTATCAAATTACTTTGAAGACGGTGCAGAGGTTGATGTTATTAGCGCAACTGACTATTTAGGTAAGTTTACTGTATCTGGTGGTCAGATTGATGTGTCTTCTGTAGATAGTGCTCTTACAAGTTGTCAGGTAGGGTTTGGCTTTGATGTTGAACTCAAAACAAATCCAATAGATGTCAATACTTCAGTAGGTCCAGAAACAGGGCAACCAAGAAGTCTTGGCAGAGTAATTCTTGACTTATCAGAAACGCTTTCGGTTTCTGTAAACAATAAAAAATTAATTATAAGAAAAGTAAACAATGACTTTAGTCAACCAAGACAAGCAGTCACAGGAAAAAAAGAATTTTACTTACTTGGTTATAATAAAGATCCGCAGGTAACAATTACACAAACTGCGCCTATGTTTATACAAGTAAATGGTTTAGTCGCAGAGGTATCGTTCTAATGGCAATAGATCCTATTACAGCAATTACTACTGGGTTAAGTATTGTGGGGACTTTAACTCAAAGGTCTGCTGAAAAAAAAGCTGCGGAAGAGCGCAAAAAAATTGGTGTACTCGAAGCAAGACAATTTGTTTCTGAATTATTTCTTGCAAAATCAGAAGCAATTGCTGTTGCGAACAGAAGGATGGACGATGCTTTAAACGCTGAGAAACAAAATATTGCTTTCTTTAGTGCTAAGATAGCTTCGTCTGATAGATCTGTTGGCGCATATCTTGCAAAGAATAGAAAGATTGTTGGTGAAGATATTTCCAATATAGAAAGAAGAGCAGGACTTGTTGAGGCAAAGTATGCAGCACAAGCTGCAACAGCATACACTTACGGACAAAATGCAGCCCAAGGAATGAGAGCTACCTCTAATGCAAACTTTCTTTCTAATTTAGCTGATATTGCTATGAACCTGCCCCCATCCGTAGGTGATATATTTAAGAAGGATGTTGGTTAATGCCTGTAATAAGAGAAACAGCACAAAGTTCTTATGTTGGAACCGTTGGTCTTAGAAATGTAAATACTGGTGGTGTTGAAAAGTATAGTGGGATTGCAAGAGGTGCAAATCAAATTGTAACTGCCGCAGTTAAAGAGATGGGGAGGCAAGCTGCAAAAGAAGGTGAGGCATTAGCTTTTCAAGCAGACTCAAAATCCGTTGTAAATATCAATCCCCTGACAGGAAAACCACAGGCTTTAAATGATTTAGATGGTGATAGATTCTTAGGAAGAACAGCAGGGGAAGCATTTCAAAGAGTAATATTAGATCGTTTTCAAAATGAGGTAGCCCTTGATATTCAAAAGAAAACAAATGAGCTTGTTTTAAAGTATCAAGATGATCCTGATAATGTTGGAAAAGTAACAGGTGCTTTGAATGAGTACCTCAAGAATATGGCTTTGAACACAGAACAAAATGGTCAGGCTACTATTTACACAAACTATATTGAGCAACAAGGCGCATTAGAGTTAGCTAAAACAGAGTTGTCGTTAGGTAAACTTAATGCAAGCCGAGAAAGACAAAAACTTGGTGAGCATATTCTTTTATCAAATAAAGATGATAAAGAAACAGCTTATGAGTTTGGTAAAACAAATCAGGACTCTGAAAAACTAGAAGCCTTTATAGAAGCAAGGGTTGCTAAGAATGAAGATGGTGAAGCAGCATATTTGTTAAAAGAAGGCACTGCTAAAAGACATGGTGTTGAACTTCGAGTTGCTTATGTATTTGGTAAAATAGAAGGACTTTATCCTAAGTTTATGATGAATGACTATCAAAGAACTCAATTTGAGTTAGCTATCAGAACTGGTGGTGAAGTTACAACAAATCTTAATAATGAATACTTTGATGATTTAGAAGATGTTTTAAAATTTACTAAAGACTTGCCACCAGAAGATTTAGAAAATGTAATGAAATATGCAGAAAATCTTTCTGCTGATTATAGAGATGCTGAACTTGCTGAACTCGCTGAACGTCAACGAATACTTGATA